TCCAATGGTCGTCTTTTTTGTAGAGTTCCTTGAAGTTGGAAGCCTCAATGCTTTTGATCTTCATGTCATCGCGTAGATGTTCTGGAATTTCCATGAATGTAGCTTCTGACATTTCAGCACGTAGTCGCACCTCCATGAAATCTGTTTTACTTGCGCCCATTACTTTGTCTTTGGGGGTTTGGGTAGTGGCATCCAATAGTCAGCATCTTCGTATTCAGAAAACCACACCTCATCCTTTTTATTTGGTGCTGAATAAATATTAAAACTATCAACCAAATAAGGACTAACATCATCTGATTCTATACCTATAATATCACCACAATAAACAAGATAAAAACCTTCTTCTTGTGGCATTCTGTCTTTAACGCTTATCCATTCCATTACTTTGTCTTTGGGGGTTTGGGTAGTGGCATCCAATGGGTTACTGTTTCTGAATTATTATTACGAATGGGATTTACTTCAAAGTCCCATACACATTCGTCTTCATAAACCCACCCTATTCCAGTATAAGTACCCTCACCTTCATCTACACAGGCTACTAATACGTCTTCGCATCCATCTGGTAATTTATCTTTTACGTCTATCCATTCCATTACACTACTTCTTTAAGTGATTGAATTGCAAGTTTCAAAGAACCCTCTACATCTTCGCTGATGTTGTATTTTCCTTTCGCTTGCTCGATTGTTCCTTTGCCCTCAACTACCGCCTTAACGATTGCTAAAAATACCTTATCCCCATCGGTTACTATTATCCGTTGTCCTATTGGTGTCGGTACTTTTGTCGGTACTTTCTTTTCAACTTTCCCGTGATCGTTAGTAGCGTCTGCGTCTTTTGTGTCGTCTATTAGAAACAAACCATTCAGAGCGTACTTCCTTGCGTAACTGGAAGAACTCCCGAAACTTTGGGCAATGTCCATTCCTTTTCTATCGGGGTTTATTCCTGCTTGTGCTGTAACTGATACAATGACTTCTTTATCTTTTGGGTCATTTACCCACGCAGTAGATTCAATAAAAACTAAACCACCTTGTTCTATCACAGCATCAGATATTGTTAATAGTAATCCATGCTTTTTAAGTAGTGGCTTAACCGCTTCCAGGATGTCTTCGCAAGAACGGTAGTTGTACTTTCCAAAGTTATTTCTTTGGTTCTTCGGGGCTTTTAACTCCGCTTGTATTTCAATTAGTTTTTTCATCTCTCTTTTTGTTTTCTAAGTTACTAAATTTCAATCAATTGTGGCTACTTTGTGCCGTAATATTTCGATGGTTTTCGGGTCGTTTCCAAGTCCTGCAAGTTCCATGTACTTCATTGCAGACCGTAGTTGGTCGCGTGTCTTGCAGGATTCGATTACTCTTTTAACTCGGTCTTTCATTTCAGGTTCTTATAAGATTCGCAATTGGTACAGATGACTTCTACGTCTGCGCCATCAATATTCTGCTCGGTTATTCCTTCACCGAAACAATAGTCACACACATACTCACAATGTTCCTTGCAGTCGGTACATATTCTCATGTCTTCGCTTTCGCCTATCGGCTGTGCGTTGCAGCAATCGCTGACTTTATCTATCGCGTATTTCATTTGTTGTTCTCTAAGTTTTTTAATTGCGTTGTCCATTGTGTCGTAAATTTGTTGAACTCCTTTGTCCATGTCGTTCCAGATGTCTTTCATTTTCTGAACTCTTTAAAGATTGGTGCTATCATTTCCATCATATCGGCTTTATCTTCAACGCTTCCTATCGCTGCTGCCGTGTGAAGTTCGCCCGATGTTTCCTTGTCTATTATCGAAAGGATAAAGTCTGTCAGGTCATCGCCTTGATAGTCGATTTCTTCGATGTCGAATTGGTTACCGTCTGTCTGACCTGAAACCAGGATAGGATGTCCTCTGAATTTGATTCTAACTGTTGTCATGGTTGTTAATATAGTTGGTTATCGTTTCTATTGTCCTTTGAGTTGAGCCTTCCTTGTTAATGAATCTGTAAAAGGTTCGGCTACTAAGCCCCGTTTCTTCAATTAGAGTGGTGGCTTTTATCCCCTTGTCCTTCATTTCCATAAGTACATCGTAGGGTTTGGGTGTGTTTAGTTGTAGGGTCATTTGGTGAGTTTAGATATATTCTTAACGCCTTGTTGTTTCCAGTTCCATGTGTCAGTATTGGTATTATTCCATCCCTCACCACACGTATTACATACCCACCTTTGATATGGCTTACCGAGCATGGTTGTTAACTCGTGGACTACATTACTACCGCAACACGGTGACACAGCACCCAGCCAAAAGTCTTCATCACGGTCTTTTCTATTTGGGCGTTCCATTTATTTACCTATTAAGTTATCAAAGAACATTACAACACATCCGTTAGGTGCTTTCGCCCCCATCCTAACCTTATACCCATCAACTTCCCAAGTAAAAGAAGTGAAGAAATCAATTCCTTCGGGGTCTTCTTTTTTACACAAAGACCAGAGGAAATTTTGCTGCTTAACTGACAGCCATTTAGACCCTTGAAAAGGTCTACCGTCATCTGCATTCTGCCCCCATTCTGCTTGTTTTTTGAAACTCTTAATTAAGTCTATCGCTTTCATATCTCTGTTTTTAGTTTTTCGTTACATCAAACATACAGCTATTTTACATAAGTAAAACATTTAATGTAAAATAATTCAGGGTTAAGCACGTATTTATAATGATTCTAAATAAGAACCCCTACAAAGTTATTTAGAATGATTATAAATTACAGCATTCTTTTACTTATGTAAAATATTATACGTATATTTATACCATGAAAGAGTACGAGATACAAGCAACAGACAGTAAAGTCTATGAAGATGGTTCTACTGGCGCAGGTGATACGGTTGATTGCGCGTATAGAAAGAGCCTTAAATCCGCAAAAAGTACAGCGTTAAGGATGCTATCAAAGAAGGGGATTTATTCAGTATGGGTAGAAACCCGTGACGAAGATGGCGACCTTGATCTACAACTATCAATCTACAAAGGTGATAAGAAGTTTAGGTCACACGCTCTCTAAGGTTAGCGAATTTTACCGCGTATAATTTTCAAGTTGTCAACCTCAAAACCACCATCATTGAACACTTGGATATAGGAAAAGCCATGATTCCATTTATTGATAGGCATATATTGGGGGTGCATCTCGCAAAGACAACCCGTTGACCAAGTAGTGACTACCTTTCCTTCTAAGTTGTTCTCAGAGTGCTCGCTTGTCTGGTGGTTGTGTCCACAAATAACAGAGGCTTTCGCTCTCATGTAGTAACCTCTTGCAGGGTTAACAGGACTAAAGACAGACCGCCCGAACTCGTGACCGTGTAAGATGTTCAGCTTTCCTGCCTTTATTATTCGCTTATCTTGGATGAACTCACAGCCTAACTCACCAAAGCGTAAAAGAGCATCTAAGGTAAACTCAGACGTTCCAAGTAGTTCAGGTGCTTTGGTTCTTAGATATGCCTCATAGCGTTCTTCATGGTTGCCAAGTTTGAAGTAGAAAGGAACTCCAGGAAACTCATTCCTAAACACTTTCAATAGTTGCCTGCATGATTCTAATTCCTCAGCAAACTTTCTTTTTCGTGGGTCTTTTTCGTATCGGCTCAGAGCGTAGCAGTCCAACGTATCACCATTGAACACAATAGCGTTCACCTTTTTCTCTTTACCGTATTCAATCGCTCTTGTTATTGCTGTTATATTATGATATGGCACGTGTATATCAGACAGTAAAAGAATACGGGTACAGGCTTTTGGTAGTTGGTATGCTTCCCATTCGTCTTCGTCCGTGTCTGGTAGTCCGAAAGGGTTTGATATTCCTAATGCTTTGGCGTGTTGTGCTTTCTCTGTTGCGTGGGTTGCTTTGTGCTTTCGCGCTTTACCCATCTGACCGCGTTTATATCGTATCGCGCTACGTACAGCTTCCACGTCTTTAAAAGCCTCCATGTTATCCTTATAGACAAGCCTTGCAAGGGTTAAAGATGGAAGTTTACCCCATTCAGGATGTTCTAAATACTCGTTTACTATTTCTTCGTTTATAGTCATCTCAACATTAGATTAATTATAATTCCTGCTTCAACGGCTACGGCTACACCTAAGCCTATCTCTAAAAGTAAATTCTTGATCTTGTCCTTTCTCCGTTGCTTCTTTTCCTTCGCTATTATCGTTTCAAGGTTGTCTATTATCTCATCTTGTTCTTCTTGTTTCTTGCGTTCTAAGGTCATAACTTTTTCCATGTATAGGATAACACTATCTTTTCTACTTAATTGAATAGACACGTTATTATGTACATTCTCTAAGGAATGAATGTAACTAAACGAAAAGAGAATGGTAGAAAACTGTTCAGGGGTTACCGTTACTAAGGTATCGCCCTCTAATACTATCGAGCTTGGTAATCTCGACTGTGAAAAAGTGTGATTGCTCAACAAAAGAAAGACGCTCAACACTATCAATAACGTGAATAGTTTGCTGATGAATCTTAGCCTTCTTACGGGATAGCTTTTCATTTTCAGATTTTAAAAGTACTACTTTTTTACCAAGTGTAGTTATTTGGATGTTGGCTTCCTTGATATTCTCTTGATGCTGTTCGTTTAAAACCCGTTCAGCTTCGCCTAAGTCACCCTCAACATTCACTACTTTGATTGCAAGACCGATACAAACGGCTAAAAGAAGCACGATAAAAAAAGCGGCTATCTTTTCGGTGTTGGTCATTGGGTTATTTCCAAGACAAGCCCCAAAGGTGCTACGTCCATTAACGCCTTAAAAGTGTTCTTGCTTGCTGTTATGTCTCTGATGCCATCCCCGTTAATATCGGTGTGGTTCTTGCCTACTAAAATGCAGCCTCTGATGTCAGGGCTTCCCGTTCTTGGGTTTACACTTCCTGCGTAATTGCCATAATGGATGAGAATTAACGAACGCTCAATTACGTCTATAATGTGGAGGTGGTTACCGTACTTTTCAGAGAATCGCGGAATGACCTCGTAGTGACCTTCTGGAATACATGAAACGTTCCTTTTGTTATCCTTCCACGCGAGTTCTAAGGTCTTACATACAAATTCAAGTTCACCCGTATCTTCGTTAAATACCTCCAGGTCGCCTTCTGTCTGCTGCTCAAAATAACGTCTGCAAAGTTTAGCTCTCATCTGGTCTATTCAGTTCTTTTAAGAGTCGTTGTATTTCTTTTTGGTTGTTGTTTATGGTGTCGATATTAAGGCTATCAGAAGATGTGCGCTTCAAGACTTCCTTTTTATCCTGACCTTTAACGCTGACGGTAAAGAGTACGAACAAGATTAAGAGTTTCTTTAGTGTCATCTTTGATATGTTTAATATCCGTTGTTACTTCTGAAAGTGTTATAGAATGTTGTGTTATCAGTTTCTCTTGGGTTTCTATTTTTGCCGTTGATTTAGTTAGTTCTTTTTCAACGGTGGTCAGTCTGTTGTCCATAGCGTAATAAACACCAACAATAGACGCAATAGACACCGCAAACGGAACTAATATCTTAACACCTTTTATCAGTCCTGTTACTGCTTTAGCTTCTTCTTCGGTGTTCATACTCATGGTTTCAAGTGTTCTATAACTGTTATTCCTAATAAGCCGCCCCCAGTTCCAAGTAGGTACAGCACGATTGTTTCATTTGCGCCAAAATGCGGCAATAGGTCAACTAATGACATGACCAAAGCTACCCAACAGAAGCGATTCCCCCAAACTCGTTTAGGGCTTTTCTTACCTGTATGGTCGTTTAACATCATTCTTCGATATAATAGCCTGTTTCATCTTCACCCATCACAAACCAGTAAACGGTGTGTTCCATGTCGCACCCTCTGAACATTGCTTCGGCTGCGTTGTACGCATCGCGTTCTAATTCAGAATCAAAGTAAAGTTTAGTAGTAGCCATAGTAAGCGTTCATTTCAGATTCAATGTAAGTCTGTTGTTCTGTTCCGTTGTTATTAAAGATAATCATGTCACCCGTTGGAGAATCAACATCACACCATTCAAATATCTCCATTACTCCTGAAATCCAGTTGATAATCGCGCCCCAGTCAACATCCTTGATTGTAACGATGCTTTCAATGTTTAGGGTCGCTGTTCCTAATGCGCCCCTTTGCTCTGGAGATATTTCAGCACCGTTAACTTTTGTTGTTGGTGTTCCTGCGCTGTTGTCGGTTGAGGAAGTAGAAGACTCATTATCGTCTGCGATTCCCACCGCAGGGTTAGCATTTCTGGAAACAAGGTAGTAATACCTTCCTGCGTGTGCGCCTCCTAACGGCTTATAGCTTGCGTAAACCGTACCGCCTGACCCTTGCATGAATCCGTAGAATCTTAATGCCTGTGTGGTGCTTACAACGGTAGCAACAGGTTTCCCACCTGAGTCTGTTTGAAGTATCCCCGAAGAAACCAATTTGAATTGATTACCTGCCGTTGTTTGAAAGTCATCGTTTCCGTTTCCGCTTTGGTCATATCTTCGGGTAACTAAACCATCGTTTGCACCCGTCCAAGTTGTAAGAGTGCCATCTGTTATTTCTGCTGCTGTAAAATCTGCCGTAGCATTGTCTGAACTCCTACGGATATTCACAATAGGTAAAGCTGCGTAAGATGTTGATAGTAATCTGTAAGCTGTTGCCTTATTCGGTTCTGTTATCAGACCATCTAAAAGATAACCTGTTGAAGTAACTCCTATTCCATCTATATCGTAACCCGTAGCCGTTGCTTCGTTTGCGCCTCCGTAAACCGTGCAACTTCCAACACATCCAACCGTCCAAGCGTAGGTGTTTGTTCCTTGCGTGACAAGTTCGTAGCCCGATGGAGTAGGTAGCCAAAATCGGTAACTCGTAGGTGTTCCTGAGCTTGTTATAGTTATCGTTACAACGTCCCCGAAGTTAGGCGTAGTATCAGATAGACCAACGGAAACACTTAACCCTGCTGCACCGCAAGTGGTAGCCGTAAACATAAATCCATCAGCCGTTGGAATGTAGTCTGCCAATACTGTGGTTGTTCCGTCACTATCCAACATCTTCGCCTGACCTAATGTCAAAGTTCCCTCTGCCTCAACCGTGTCTGACCAGGTAGGGGTTGCATTATTTCTTACCGTAGCATCTGCAACAACGGACGGATTGGCTGCCGTTCCAACGTCCGAACCTGCACTATCATGTATTTGTTGGTCGTGTGTTCCTTCTGCAACCGTTTCGTCTGAAATATCAACACCATTTACTTCGTTTGTTGTATTCGACACAATGGATGGGTTGGCTGCCGTTCCAATTGTGTTGTTGGCTGTATCTTTTATCAATTGGTTGTTTGTGCTACCGCTTGCCGCTGTACCTATTGTTGTCCCGTTTATCTGCTCGGTAACAGGGTCGCAAGCACCACATAAAGCATCTGTAAGACAAGTGATTTGAGCCGATGTTAACCGTGCCCGTACATCAGCATCGCAGAAATCATATAAAGTAATACCGTCAACATCTGGTGAAATAGCCGCGCCCGTTTCGGGAATCTGACATTTATTCCAATCAAAAAACTGCTTTATCTGAATGACTACCGAGTGACCTGCTACGCGGTCATTCCATACCTCTGTGAATGGTTCTAAAATAGCGGAAGGTTCGACCACGTACTCCTGGTCGTGTTGTTGCATGAAATAAGCAAGAAAATCCAGTACAATAAGTTGTGAATCACTTAGAACTTCCTGCTCGTGTCCGTCTGTGTCTTCGCCTTCTTCGCCTGTTATTACCCTATCGGCTACTATTAATCGGATGTCATGGGTAAGGTACTTGTCATCAATTCCCGATGTTTCGTGGAATATCCACAATAACGGGTAGTATCTTTCTTCAGCTTGAAGTTCCGCTATTGTTCCGACCCCTACGCTTTGAATCTGATGGTGAGCCGTTCCAAGATCGGTTATTTGCTCTATTATTTGGTTTAGCGTTTTCAAGGTAACGTCTTAGTTTTTCTTCGTTCGTCTTATTTGCTCTGCTCATCCGTATTTGTCGTTACAACAGTCCCGACCATTTCCAAGATAGAAGCTCGTTACGTAGTTGTCCTTGCTTGGATGTATCACATCACTACCCGAATCGGGGTTTTGATACTCATCAAATAAATCGGAGTTCTCGCATAAGTAATCTATCATTCTCTGTCGGTAGAATGCTGCTTTATTTCGTTCATCTTCGACAAGTCTATCAACTGCCGTGTATGGTGCGGGTGCTGATTGCTCGCTGTCTTGTATCTGTAACCCTTTGTTGGTTATTTTGTAGTGAGCCATAGGTAGGCATTCACCTACTACATAATGCTTTAAACATACCTGCACGTAATCATCTACCAACGTCTTATAGTCACCGCTTAATGTGTCGGCTTCAATCTCGTCTTTTATCTTATTATATAAAGTTGAACCTAAAGCTATCTGTATTTCAGAATCTTGCACCCACAAAATAGCTTCACGGATATACTTGACATCCACGTTTTTACTTACTTGGGTGTTATCCTTTAGAAATGTCTCTGATATGAATAATACTGAACTCATTTTAGACCGCTTGGAGTGGTTGCTTGTTTATCCTTCTTAGGGTTGACTACTATCTGTTCCCATGTGTGTCGGCAATATGGTGTGGTTATTCCTGTACCTGCATCTCGCTCTCCGCGTGTCCACCAACCGCCCATCCTCTGCCATACGTTTCGGTTAACCTGCATTCCTATTTGTTGTATCTGGTCAGACTTCCAATACTTACCCTTTGAAGCGGCTAACATCTTACTACAAAAATCCCTTGTAGTGGGTATTTTATCAGCACCTGACGCTTCTGCTCGTTTGGTGTATCGGTAACCTATCTCCAAAGCAACGTCCAAAGGTTCAGCCGTTTCAAGTGCGTTCGTTCCTTTCCTTGTCACCTCTGTTACTTTCTGAGTTGAGTCTATTACCTTGTCAACCGCAACGTTTAGATAATCCAATGCTGCTAAGTTTCTGACCGCTTGTAGTACTTTGTCGGCTGTTGTTTCCATCTGTAAAGCTATCGCCTCCCAAGATAGAGTAGGGTCTTTCTTTAACAGGTCCAGGACCGCCATGTCAAACGCTTCCGTACCGAA